AGATACCACTGTTACTAATATTGATAATGTATTTACTATTACTCCAGGAACAGTTGCATCGGTGTTTAATCTAACATTCACTGCGTCTGATGGTGTTAATATTGACACCTCGGCGAGTTCATTTAGTTTGTCGTTTGGTCCGGATTGGACATTAACGACACAACAGGCAAAGATACAAGCAGCTGATAAACAATTAAATGATAACTTTGGGGCGTCAGTTTCTATAGACGGAGATACAGTAGTTGTTGGTGCTAACGGAGAAGACACTGTTGGTGTTGATTCTGGTGCTGCTTATATATTTACCAAAACAGGATCCGCTTGGACACAGCAACAGAAGATACAAGCGTCTAATGTAGGAGCAGGTGATCAATTTGGTTATTCAGTTGCTATAGATGGAGATACTGTAATTATTGGTGCTCAACTCGAAGACGCTGGTGGTACTAATGCTGGAGCTGCTTATGTTTTCACCCGATCAGGCACCACATGGACAGAACAACAGAAGATAGTAGCATCTGATGCAGAAGCAACTGATTACTTTGGCTACTCAGTTTCTATATCTGGCGATACAGCGGTTGTTGGCGCACGGCTTGAAGACACTGGTGGTTCTCAGGCTGGAGCTGCTTATATCTTTACTAGAGATGGTACTACTTGGACAGAACAACAGAAGATACAAGCGTCTGATATACAAGCAGGTGATAACTTTGGCTACTCAGTTGCTATATCTGGCGATACAGTGGTTGTTAGTGCTTATGCTGAAGACACTGGTGGTAATGAGGCTGGTGCTGCTTACATATTCACAAGATCTGGCACCACATGGACACAGCAACAGAAGATACAATCATCTGATGCAGAAGCAAGTGATTGGTTTGGTATATCGGTTTCTATATCTGGCGATACAGTAGTTGTTGGTGCTTGGAAGGAAGACACTGGTGGTTCTAATGCTGGAGCCGCTTATGTTTTCACCCGATCAGGCACCACATGGACACAACAACAAAAAATACAAGCATCTGATATAGAAACAAATGATGAATTTGGGGCATCAGTTTCTATATCTGGAGATACAGTAATTGTTGGTGCTAGACTCGAAGACACTGGTGGTCTCTCTGCTGGAGCTGCTTATGTTTTCACCCGATCAGGTACTACTTGGACAGAACAAGCAAAGATACAAGCATCAGATGCACAAAGAACTGATCAATTTGGCAATTCAGTTGCAATTGATGGTGATACAGTGGTTGTTGCTGCATTTGCTGAAAGCACCGGCGGCGCTAGTGCTGGCGCGGCATATATCTTCACTGCACCATAAATAGATAAAACAGGATAACACAAAATGACATACCCATCATCCCCAGTAAATGATCAAGTGTTCGAACGCTATGGTCGTTCATACATATATTCTACAACCACGGGCGCGTGGGGGTCAGTTGATGTAGTAATTCCTACGGTAGAGGGTTCTGTCGGAGTAGAAGTATATGCAGAACTAGCATCTCTACCAACTACAGACAATTCCGAGGGAGATCAAGCATTCGTATCAGAAAATGGTAGCCTATATGTGTGGGATGGTACACAATGGTCTATATTAAATGCTCCAGCGTTTAGTGGTGTTGGTATTGATTCCCCAACTGGTGCAGCAACATTACCAGCAGGCACAACTGCACAAAGACCAGTGTCGCCTGTTGTTGGTATGGTTCGCTTCAACACGGATTTAAATTACCTTGAGGAGTACCGCTCAGGTCAGTGGCTGGCGGTGTCCGACGTTGTTTCGGCTGATGGCGGAACGATCGCGGTCGCTGGTGGATACAAATACCACACGTTTACATCATCTGGTACTTTTAGTGTCCTGAGTGGTGGCACTGTAGTTGAATATTTAATTGTTGCTGGCGGCGGAAGTCATCGTGCTGGCGGGGCCGTTACTGGCTCAGGTGGCGGAGGCGCTGGAGGGGTGGTAGATTCGTCAATTACAGCAACAGCGCAAACATACCCTATTGTAATTGGCGCTGGTGGTGCTGGCGCAAGCGGCGCTGGAAACGGGTCAAACGGCGATAATTCAACCGCATTTGGGCAAACAGCAATAGGTGGCGGTCGTGGCGCGAGTTACAATGGCTGGGCTGCGGCGTCTGGAGGATCCGGAGGTGGAGGTGGATACGCACCAACCGCAGGCGCTGCTGGCACATCAGGGCAAGGAAATGCAGGAGGCACAGGTATCAATGGTACTACTCGTGTTGGCGGAGGCGGGGGCGGAGCTGGTGGCGCGGGTGGTGATGGCAGTGGTAGCGGCTCTAGTGGTGTTGCGGGCAACGGTGGAGTAGGAATTAACTGGAAATCACTCGGTACTTACTACGCAGGTGGCGGTGCCGGCGGCGCAGCCCCTTGGACTGAAGGCGGGAAAACCGCTGGAACTGGAGGACTAGGTGGCGGTGGTAATGGTGCTAGAGCAAGTTCACAGGTATATCTTGCTGGCGATGCTGGTGCTGCAAACACTGGCGGTGGTGTAGGAGGTGCTTCAGTAAATGGTGGTTCTCAGGATAACCAAGCTGCTGCTAATGGTGGCTCTGGTATTGTAATCATTCGTTACGCAATTTAAAAATTAATAGGAAAATAAAAATGGCACATTTTGCAAAAATAAACAACGGTATCGTAGAGCGAGTAATTGTTGCTGAACCAGAATTTTTTAACACATTCGTGGATACATCTCCAGGTGAATGGATCCAGACATCATATAATACACATGGTGGTCAACACACTCAAGGCGGCACTCCATTGCGTAAGAATTACGCCGGTGTTGGTTATGCATACGATTCTACAAGAGATGCTTTCATTCCACCAAAACCTTATTCATCATGGGTATTAGATGAAGAAACTTGCTTATGGAACGCACCTACTCCATATCCAGACGATGGTAAGGTATATTCATGGGAAGAAGAAGCTTTGTCTTGGATTGAAGTAGAATTTCCAGAAGAGTAACCCGTATAAAGAACTTCATAAAATGTATAAATAGTACTAGTAATAAACACTAGTGCTATTTTATATGGAGTCAGTATGATGGTCGCTCAAAATTTAAAAGTTGTTCTTGCAACTACATTCACATTTTATCTCAAAGCACATAAGTTCCACTGGAATGTTATGGGGTCAGACTTTGCTCAACAACATGAGTTCCTTGGAGATCTGTGGGAAGAAACATTTGCTGCTATCGACCCTATTGCAGAAGCAATTCGCACACTTGGGGAGTTTGCTCCTGGATCACTTTCAGAGTTTATGGAACTATCATATGTCGAAGATAGTGTAGAAGATGTTTCTAATGGTCAGGTAATGTTCTCAACGCTTATTACCGACAATGAATTAGTTATTCAATCGTTAAATGAAGCATACGAAGTCTCAGAGTTAGATAAAACATTTGATGTCAGCGACTTACTTGCTCAAAGAATTAGCGCTCATAAAAAACACGGATGGATGCTGAATTCATTCCTAAGTAAACAACAAGGTTAATTCACATGGCACGCCCTAATTCAAGAGAAACCCTTATCGACTACTGCTTTCGTAGACTAGGTGCTCCGGTCATCGAGATCAACGTTGATGAAGATCAGGTAGAAGATCGCATTGACGATGCGATGCAGTTCTATCAAGAGTACCACAGTGATGCAGTAGCAAAGGTATACCTTAAACACCAAATAACTACGATGGACAAAGAGAATGGATGGATTCCAGTTACAGATTCTACTATCTATGTAACTCGTATTCTGCCTGTTGCAAGCGCATTGTCATCAAGTAGTATGTTTAGCGCCAAGTACCAGATGTACCTGAACGACTTATATAACTTGAACTACATGGGTTCTATGACAAACTATGTGCAAACGATGCAGTACATGTCTATGATCGATACTGTAATATCCGGTTCTGGTATGGAGATCACCTCTTTTAATAGAAACGCAAATAGATTGTTCCTACGCATAGACTGGAACGAAATTGAAGTTGGTGAGTATATTGTAGTGGAAGGTTATCAAATTATAGAACCCGCTTTGTTCTCAGATGTATATGATGACATGTTTCTAAAAAAATATGCAACAGCACTTATCAAACAACAGTGGGGAACTAACTTAATCAAGTTCGACGGAATGCAACTTCCAGGCGGGGTTACCATCAATGCTCGTCAAATATTTGATGATGCTACCACAGAGATAGAACAAATTAGAGAGCAGATGCAGCTTAGTTACGAAACGCCTCCAATGTTCTTTGTTGGTTAAGGAGACCCAATGCCAACAAGTGTTTATTTTGGTAATGGAACTAAAAGTGAGCAGTCACTATATGAAGACATTGTAGTAGAGTCGTTGAAGATTTATGGGAACGATGTTACATATGTTCCCAGAAGATCAGTCCGTGATAATATTTTAAACGATGTAACATCTGGATTCTACGACTCGTATGCGGTTGAGATGTATATTGAGAACAATGGTGGTTTCGAGGGAGACCAAACTCTGATGTCTAAGTTTGGTCTGGAGATACGCGACCAAGCAACATTCATTGTTGCTAGAAGAAGTTGGGAACGCTTTGTTGGAATTTTCAATAACGAGGTTAATAGTATTCGCCCACTTGAAGGCGATATTATTTACTATCCACTATCTAAATCGTTCTTTGAAATTAAATTCGTAGAACATCAGCAACCGTTTTATCAACTGAATAACCTCGTGGTATTCAAACTGCAATGTGAATTGTTTGAATACAGTAATGAGATCTTTGACACAGGAAATCCTGACGTCGATGCTGTTCAAACATATAGTGCAGTATCAACAGTTATTAGAGTCGCGTTACCATATGATGATTCGGAACTTCTCGTGGGTGAGCAAATAGTTCAAGGCGTTGCAGACGGAATCTTTATAAATGCTGAAATCACCAATGTAGTTGTTGACAGTGAGGATCCTGCCAAGAGAATCGTTTGGTTAAGTAATATAACTTCTAGCGATGGTGAATGGCACGATATACTGAATAACTTTAGAATAGTTGGTCAGGCAAGTTTATCTAGTTGGTTGATTGATAGAATATATGATATTAATGATACTGACGTGAACTTTACATTCCCACAGAACTCTGCTCAAAACCAAGAATTCGAAATAGAAGCGGATGGTATCATGGACTTCAGTGAGGTTAACCCGTTTGGTGATCCAAACGACGGAAGATACTTTAGTATACCAGATAATATAGAATCTAATTCTATATCTGGAGCATTTACAGTTAACTCTACAAGTATCACAGTAGATAGCGTCCTGATAACATCAGACAAAACAATTTTTTAAGGATATATAATGGCTAAACAAACTATATTTACCGGAAGTGTTTCTAACGACGGCACTGGAGACCTATTGCGAGACGCATTTATTAAAGTTAACCAAAACTTCGACGAACTGTATGTAGAAAATTCTGGTGCTCATGATAGGTTCAATGTAGCATATGGTGGAATTAATTCTGTTCAAGCACTTGTTGATACGGTATTTTCATATAACTCAGTTCCGATAGAAGTATCTATTACAGTGACGAGCGAAATATTCCCTAGATGCGAAGTTAGGTTAGCGGCGCCTCAAATTATTTTGGATGGTGTAACGAACGGACCCGTTATCATCCAACGAGTAATCGGCGCGACAATTACAAACCTGCATGCTGTATCAGTTTCTAACATTGATAATAATTATCATGTAGTAATAGAAGATGAACATAATCAAGAGGCAGGGGTTGAAGTTACATATAGACTTTATAATGGAACTTCAGTTGAACATGGTGGAACTATATACTTCCCAACTACATATGGATTTCAATTCGGATGTAAGGAAGTATAATGGTCGGAGAATATTTCTACCACTCATCTATTCGTAGGTTTGTAGCAGTATTTGGTTCTCTGTTTAACGACATCAAGGTTATTCATCAGAACGGTGCTCAACAGCGTGTACCTCTTTCATATGGGCCCAAGGATAAATTCCTTGCTAGGTTAGATGAACAAGTAGACTTAGAAGCACCAAAGGTTGCTATTAAATTACCTCGTATGTCGTTTGAAATATTAAACATGACATATGACACACAATCTAAATTGAATAGGAATAATAGAATCATTGTCGACGAAAGTGTATTATATACATATGCTCCATATAATATATCAATGTCGTTGAGTATTATGGCTAAAACTCAAGACGATGCGCTTCAGATTATAGAACAGATCATTCCGTATTTTCAACCAGAATATACGGTTACTATTAAAGAAGGTGTCTCTGACTTATTGAAAACAGATATACCTATTACACTAAATAGTATTGACATGACCGAAGATTATGAGGGTGACTTCATGAATAGGCGTGCTATAATATACACACTTTCGTTTGACGCGAAAGTGCGTTTCTACGGTCCTGTTTTGAGAACAGGAGTCATTAAGAAAGTTTCTGTTAGAACTATCGATACAGAAAATACAAATAATCGCTATATGAGGCAAACTACTGCGGTTTCACCCAGTAGCGCTCAAGCTTCAGAAGATTATGAAATTATAGAAGACACCAACTACCTTGATGTATCTTATGTATTATCATTAAGACTGTTTCCTGGAACTTATGGCGGTAACTTGGTTAATTATGTTGCTGGGGAAACCGTAACTGGGGCCAATTCTAAGATTAAAGCAAAGGTGTTATCATGGAACCCAATATCTGAAGTTATCAACTTAGTCGATTTTGATGGAACTGAGTTTTATATCAACGAAACATTATTAGGTTCTACTACTAACGCAGCTAGGTTGATTGAACAATTTATATAAATCGGAATATATTATGAGTGAAAAATCAAGCAAGTTATTAGAGGGATTGAGTAAAAACATTCCCGCTGAGGTTGTACAACGCAATGTAGTAGTTGCTCCTCCAAAGGAAGACACTTCTATACAAGAACTAGATGCAGACTATGAGTTCTCGCGTGAAAAATATAAAGATCTTGTTGATAAAGGTACTCTAGCAATAGACAGTATGATGGAACTTGCTTTACAAAGCGATCACCCCCGAGCGTTTGAAGTTCTTGGTGGTATGCTTAAACACGTTTCCGACATGACTGATAAACTAATGGTGCTGCATAACAATGTAGAGAAGATTAAAACCGTTAAAGAACAAAACAGTAATACTCCGCAAGTTACATCATCAGGTGGATCAGTTACAAATAATGTATTTGTTGGTTCTACTACAGATCTACAACGGTTTATTATTGCCCAGCAGAA